CACAGGTTTACTTGAGTTTTCCGAATCAATGGTGTCGGTCGGCCGGCAGAACGGCAAATCGTGGTGCATGGGCGGCCTTATTTGTGCTTGGCTTACGGATCTCACCGAAGAGTTTGGCAAACCGCAGGTTGTGATCTCAGCTGCCCACAAACTTGATCGAGCGTTCGCTCTGTTCAAAGAGTTCGCACCGGTACTAGAGGCAAAATACAACGCCAAAATTAACTGGAGTTACGGTCGTAACTTTGTTGAGATGTCAAACGGGTCGAGGTGGCATGTCACCGCAGCAACCCCGCAAAACGCGCACGGTGCCTCGGCCGATCTCGTTTGCCTCGATGAAATCTGGTCGATTGGCCCCGAAGTAATCTTCGATGCATACCGCCCAACAATGACCGCCCGCCCAAACCCGCTTATGTCAATGTGGAGCACCGCCGGCGACGAATCATCAAAAGTGATGTTGCAGCTGCGCGAACAAGCAATCCACGCAATTGATAACGGCAAACGATCAGGTTTGTATTTCGCTGAGTGGTCACCGCCACCTGGCGCACCGCTCGACAACCCAGACACTTGGCGCTGGTCAAATCCGGCGATGGGCACCACCATCACCGCTGACCGGCTGCGCAGAATGTCCGAAACACCAAACAAGCAAGCGTTTTACCGTGCGCATTGCAACGTGTGGATAAGTGCCGCAGCGTCATGGCTTCCGGCCGGCCTGTGGCCGCAACTTGAAACCGACCAAGAGATGCCGGCTGGTGGTGTGCTTGCTGTTGATGCCGATGTGACCGATCTGAGATACTGTGGGGTTCGTGTCGCCCCGAAACCCGATGGAACGTTGCAGGTCAAAACCGAGTTTGTTGTTGAGTCGGCCGAGGCTATGTGGGAAGCAACCCGAGTGGTCATGGAAGATGCGAACGTGCAGCTTGCTCTCACGCCAGGCCTCTTTGCCCTTGTTCCGTTGGACTTGTCTCGACGCACCAAAGACTTCGGGCAACGAGAAATAACGACCTACACAGCGATCGTGCGCAACATGATCTTAGAACGCAAACTATCGCACACCGGCCAGATGGCGTTATCGGAACAGGTGCAACGTGCTGTGTCTGGCCGTGTCGGCGGCACCATCACCCTGTCATCACAGAAATCGGCCGGCCCGATCGAGCAATGCCGATGCATGGTTGTAGCGGCCGGCATGGCTGCAAAGCCTGTTGGCAACGTGCGGAAACCGATGATTGGCACCGCCAGATAAATTACACAGCTGTCATTGACATATCCACAGGCTATGTGGAAAACTCGCACGCGTGGGTCTATTTCGCACTAAGCCGGCACCGGCCTTCGGTGTGTCTGAAGTTAAAGCCGCTGCAGGTGGCGCGGGTAGGCTCGGCGCGTTTAGTTCTTACTCAGTCGGTGCTGGGACTGAACGCGCTTTGTCAATACCAACGGTGAACCGTGCAGTTGGCTTGATTACCTCAACTATTGCCGGTCTCAATTTGAAGCAGTACACGTTGGCGTGGGATTCCGGCTCTGAAGAGTACGAGCGAATCTATGTGCCTGGTGAGTCGTGGTTTACTCGGCCTGACCCAAACGTGACACGCAACTTCATCATGTCGGCTACCGTCAAAGACCTTATGTTGATCGGCCGTGCGTTCTGGTATGTGAGCAGCCGTTACAGCACCGGTTTCCCTGCTTCGTTTATGTGGCTACCAGCTGACCAAGTATCAACGCTCGATCAGGCCGGCCCCGAATGGTTTGGCCCGTCAAACGACATTCAGTTTAACGGCGTAAACCTTGACGCAAACAACGTTGTGCAATTCCTGTCACCGCTTGACGGCATCCTGTGGACAGGTGGCCGAACAATCGACATCGCCTACCGCCTTGACGAGGCAGCCAAACGTTTTGCTTCAACCGAAATCGCTGCTGGCTACCTACAGCAAAAAGACGGTGAACCAATGGCCGGCGACGAACTTTCAGAACTGGCTGGCGCTTGGGCTGAAGCACGTTCAACGCGTGCAATCGGTGCGCTCAACCAGCATGTTGAGTGGGTAGAGTTCAAATCGAACCCAGCGACGTTGCAGCTGATGGAAGGCCGCCAGCACGCCGCCCTTGAACTGTCCCGAGTGTGCCAAGTTCCGGCATGGCTAGTCGGTCTCTCTGTTGGTGGCATGACCTACCAAAACAGCCAACAGGCACGAACAGATTTAATCATGTTCGGTGCCTCACCGTTTATTAACTGCATACAAGAAACCCTGTCGCTGGACACCGTGACACCGAAAGGCCGACACGTCGAGTTTGATGTGCAGCGTTACCTAGAAGGCGCTGACATCATGCACGACATCCCTGTTGAAGGCCCGATTGGAGAACCCGTTAATGATTAGATTTACTGCACAATCCGTAACACTTGACGCAGCTGCAGGTGACGCGCCGCGCACCATTTCAGGCATTGCCGCCCCGTACGGCGTACCTGCATCCGTGTCAACCGGTCAAACAATTAGGCTTGAGGCAGGTTCGCTACCTACCGATGGCCCTTCCCCACGGCTGTTGCTTGAGCATGACAGCTCGGCGCAGCCTGTGGGAATGGTCACAGCACGCGAAGACACACCTGACGGCATGCTGTTCACCGCTGAAATTGCACGCACCCGTGCAGGCGATGACCTTGTGGAACTGTTGAAAATGGGCGCATACGACAGCGTTTCAATCGGCATTGAGGCCACCGAAGTAGAACAAGACGGCCGCACAACCATCGTCAAAGCAGCAAACTGGAAAGAACTAAGTGTTGTGTTCGAGCCGGCGTTTGCTGCAGCCAAAATCACACAAATCGCCGCATCCGCAGAGGATGAGGAGAGCACCGAAAACCCCGAAACCACTTCCGAGGAGGAAGCACCTATGTCAGAAAATACCCCTGAGGTCGTGGAAGCAGCAGCCGAGCCGACCCCAACCGCACCCATCTACGCCCAGGCCAAGAAGTTCACGATGCCTTCAGCGTCGGAGTACATCGCCGCCGCCCTTGAGGGCGGCCACCGCTGGCACCTCATCAACGACCAAATCAAGGCCGCCGCTCCAGACGTGACCACCACGAACAACGATGGCGTTCTGCCCGAGCCGATCCTCGGCCCTGTGTACGACAACTTCATCGGTGAGCGCCCGCTGGTCGATTCCTTCGGTGTGCGCGCCATGCCCGCCGGTGGCAAGATCTTCATCCGGCCCAGCGTTGCAACGCACACGTCGATCGGGTACCAGGCATCTGAACTTGCCACCCTCACCGCTGGCCAGTTTGAAGTGCAGGAGAACAGCGTCACTAAGGGAAGCTACGGCGGCTATGTAGACGTCAGCGAGCAGCTGATCGACTGGAGCAGCCCCGAGATCATCAACCTCATCCTGCAGGACATGGGCAAGATCTACGCCAACCAAACCGACACGGTCGCCTGTGCTGCCTTCGAGGGTGCCGTCACCCAGACCGCAACTCTCACCTCGGCCACCGACCCTGGCGACTGGGTGTCGTTCATCTTCGACGCCGCCAAGACGATCCTGACCTCAAGCAACGGCAACCTGCCGAACGTTCTCGTGGTCAGCCCCGACTACTGGGCCGCTTTGGGTGCGCTGTCAGACGATCAGGGGCGACCGCTGTTCCCGCAGGTCGGCCCGATGAACGCACTCGGCAACGTTACGCCTGGTGCAAGCGCTGGGATCGCCTTCGGCCTTGAGATCGTCGTTGACCGTAACCTTGTGGCCGCCGGTGGCAACAACGTCTATGTGGGCCACAAAGACGGTTTCGAGATCTTCGAGACCACCAAAGGCTTCTTGTCCGTTGACAACGCCTCAAACCGCTCCCGCACCATCTCGTGGCTCGGCTACTTCGCCACGCTGATGATTGACGACACCAAGTTCGTCACCCGCGCCTGATATTCCACTAGGGACAACACCACGCCATGACCACCTTTCAAATTATCCAATCATCACGCGTTGATGGTTATGGCGTGGTGCAAACCCTTGAACCAATCGCAAGCATCCCCCTCGGCTCACCCGTCAACATTGTTGGCAGCAGTCGAGGTCTTGACGGCAACGGTCAAATCGTTTGGTCACTTGTTGACTACGAACTGATTCGTGTTGAGGACAACGGCACACTCGTATTCGATTACGACGTACCACGCCCACAACAACTGATTTTCCCAAACGCCGGCAACGATCTTGAATACGGTGTTGATACTGGCGAAATACGTTGGGAACCTGAAGCCACTTGGATTACCTCAGATGACGTGACCGAATGGCTAGGCATCTCAGCGGCAACCGCCAACGACACCGCATTTATTGCCACATGCGTGGCTGCGGCCAACACCTACTGCTATCGGGCAAGGCATGAAGCCGGCTACCACGACGACTCTGATGCTGTGCCTGACGATTCGGTATCTTTAGGTACTGTCATGTACGCAGCCACCCTTTACCGTGAACGTGGCTCGGTTGATTCGTTTGCATCGTTCGATCAAATGGGTGGCGCTGTACCGTTCGGCACCATGTCACGCATCAAGCAGCTGCTTGGTGTAGGAAGGCCGCAGATCGGTTGAAATGGCTGCTACTGGTATTCTTGCCGCCGCTTACAGCAGCGTCACTACTGCTCTCAGTAATGCTGGGCTGGTGGTTGTCACAGACCCGCGCAACGCTCGCCCCATGTCGGTGTTCGTCGAACTACCGGTCGGTAACGCGTTCAACGAAAACATCGTTGATGTAACTATCAGGTTACGCATACTTGCGGCACCGCCAGGCAACCAAGACGCAGCAGACTATTTGCTAACCACTTTCGACAGCATCCATCAACTGAAAACGCTTGCAGTTGTAGATTTCACACCGTCAACCACACAGGTAGGCGATCAACTCATCCCGTCATACGACATCAACGTGCGACTCTCAACAAGGAGAAACTAACCAATGGCAACCACCACCGTGCTCAGTCAACCGGCTTTGCTCATCAACTCAGTTGACTACAGCGACCAATGCACCTCAGCAACCGTCACAATCAACTTTGAAGCACTTGAGGCAACATCGTTCGCTGATGGTGCCCGCAAATACACCGCCGGCCTCGGCAACCACGAAGTCAGCTGCACCCTTATGCTTGCATACGGCACCAGCGAAGTCGAAGAAAACCTTGCTGCGCTCGTCGGCACCACAACCGACGTTGTTGTGTACGCAACCGACAGCGTGACACCAGGAGTAGCCAACCCCGAATACACCTTCACCGGAATGTACCTTGAAAGCATCACACCAATCAACGGCTCGCTCGGCGAACTTCAAACAATTGATTTGACATTCGCCGGCGGCACCTACGTTCGCGCAACTTCCTAAGCATTGAGCACCGACAATGCAACTGGAAATCAAACTCGATCTAGGTGAAGGCCCGTTCACAGTACGCACCACGCTTTACTGCTGGGTGCTATGGGAACGCAAAACAAAACAAAAAATTGGTGACCTCGCAGCCGGCCCAGGCTTCGACGATCTTGCATATTTGGCGTACGAAGCCTGCAAACAACACAAAATCGTTGTGCCAGCCGTCTATGACGACTTCGTTAAAAAGATCATTGATCTTACCCTTGAGGATACCGATGCTGACCGCCCTACCGAAGCGGCACCTACCGGCGACAGTTAGCAGAACTGCTAGTTGCTGTCGGCTGGTGGCCGCATGAAATACCATTTGACACAACAGACCTCACAACAGTTGTAGAGGTACTAAAGGAGAGGAACAAACAGAATGGCAAAGCCCGCCTTCCGAGTGGCCGCAGAGGCTGAAGGTTTGGCTGACGCTATTCGCACGCTCGGCAAAGTTGATTCCGAACTTAAAAAAGAGCTGGTTCGATCAATGAAAAAGGCCGCTGACCCGCTGGTTGCCGAAGCACGCAGCCTGGTACCGAGCGCAAAACCTCTCACCAACTGGTACGGCTGGAAAGGCGGCTTTGATCCGAGCAAAGTCAAGCGTGGCATCAAAGTGTCGCAACGCAACACGGCGCAACGCAACCGTGAAGGTCAACGGCAAGAAACCATCAGGCTGCTTTCAATGCAGCAAACAAACGCTGCCGGCGCAATCTATGACATGGCCGGCAAGGCCGGCGGTCAGGGCCGAGGTTCTGAAGGTGCGGCACGCGGCGAAGCGATGATCAGAAAACTTGATCAGAACGGCACCGCCTCAAGGTCGTTGTGGCCTGCAGCTGAACGCAAACTTGGCGACGTTCAAGACGCTGTGCGCGAAGCCATCGAGGACATGGAACGCACCATCAACGAGGAGCTTCGCAGCTAATGGCAATTACCGTACCAATTCTGTCCGAGTGGAACAAACAGGCACTCGACAAAGCACAAAAAGACATTGAAACGTTTGGCGATAAAGCCGGCAAAGCGTTCAACGGTTTAGCAAAGGCCGGCCGCAAAGTAGCGGTTGGCATCGGCGCTGTTGGTGCTGCGGTCGTTGTTGTCGGTAAAGATTTGATTGCAGCAGGCGAAGCAGCAGCAACCTCTAACGCCAGAATTGATCAGATCGCCGAATCAATGGGTTTGTTTGGTGACGAATCCAAAATTGCAACACAACGCATCAAAGATCTAGCAAACGAAATCGCACGCAAAACCGGTATTGATCAAAACCAAATCAAACAAGCACAAGCCACTTTGTTGACGTTTTCTGAAATTGCTGAAACGGCCGGCGATGTTGGTTCATCTTTTGACCGTGCCACGCAGGCAGCGATCGACTTGGCGGCCGCTGGTTTCGGCACAGCAGAAACGAACGCTGTACAACTTGGCAAAGCCCTTAACGACCCGATAACCGGCCTTACAGCGCTAACACGTTCAGGTGTGACGTTCACCGAGCAACAAAAAGAACTGATTGCTTCACTTGTCGAATCAGGCAACACGCTTGAAGCACAAAACATGATTTTGGCCGCCATCGAAACACAGGTTGGTGGCACCGCTGAAGCGACCGCTAACGCGTCAGACAAAATGAGTGTTGCGTTTTCACAGCTGCAGGAACGTTTAGGCGAAAAACTGTTGCCAGTATTTGAGAAGGTCACAAACTGGATTATTGACACGCTAGTGCCGGCACTTGAGCGTGGTTACAACGTCGCTGTACCGGCGTTTCAATCCGCATGGGAATCCGTGTCGAACACGCTTGGCCCGATTATTAGCCGGCTTCGTGACGAACTTGCACCGATCATTAGCCGCATTGTCACGTTTTTGAAGGAAAACACCGAAGTGGTAAAGGTGTTTATGGCTGTGCTGGCTGGCGCAGCTGCAATTGCAATGATCGCCGCACTTGCTGCAGCGGTCGCTTCCCTTGCAAACCCTGTTGTTGCTGCAGTTGTCGGTATTGCAGCACTTGCTGCAGGTTTTAAATATGCGTACGACAACAGCGAAGAATTCAGAGGCGTAGTTCAACGACTTGCATCCGACGCTGTAACGCTGTACAACGCAATCAAATCTGTGTACGACATGTACGTAAAACTGCGTGGCACACTTGAATCAGCACCAGGCGGCAAATCAGTATTTGGCGCACTTGGCGACGCGTTCAGCCCGTCACGGCTACTTACCGGCGGCGTAGGCATCCCATTCATGGCTGACGGCGGCATCGTCACCGGCCCCACAACCGCTGTGATTGGCGAAGCCGGCCCCGAAGCCGTTATTCCGCTCGACCAGTTAGGCCGTTTCGGTGGCGGAATGAACATCACAATCAACATGCCGGCCGGCTCTAACGGCGACGACATTGTGCAAGCACTCCAAAATTACAGCCGGCGCAATGGTGCTGCCTCAATTCCTGTGACAAGCAACGCGAGGTTCTAATGGCAGCGTTTGCAGGTTGGCAGATTGATCTGATTGACGGTGTTAGCGCTACCGATATCACTTCGTTTGTGCAAGGTTTCAACATTCAATGCAAAGTGAAGATTGGTGCCTTCACACCAACTGATGTCGTCTTGACGTTAAACAACAACGGCGGCGATTTCACACCGGCCGAAGGCGGCGGCACGGGCACTTACGCCTCGGTTGATTGGTTGACTAAAGCGATACGCATTTACCCGTCAGGCCACAACAACCGTTTCACAGCTCACACGTTTGTATCTGATTTCAAAATGCGTGACGACGGTACGAATTCAAGTGTTCAGTTGACATGTCAGGATTGGTTGTCGCTTGCATCGAGCGAACTGTTTGATATTTCAGAAAACACATCAACAACAGATTTTGCAACATTTATCAAAAATGTATTGGAAGGTGCATCAGGTTTCGGCCCTGGTGCAACACTTCCGGACTACGGCCAGCCAACTTACTCTCGGTTTGTCAATTTATTAGATATGAGCGACACGGCACCCGACCAGTTAGCCCGACCGGCAGCGTCAAATGTCAGCAGCCTTGACTACATCAATCAAGCAATGTTTGGTGGTTACCCATCAATTGTGATACCAACGAGCGCATCAATTGGCACAATCGTGCCAACTGGAAACTTTGTTGGTTACAACGCAAGAGCGATAAACCGCACAATTACCTACGGGTCGCCATACAGTTATGCATTGTCTCCGATTGAATTCTCAGACAACCCGACAGGCACAACACTCGCGTTTGCAGAACTTGAGCCAGGTTTCACTTTTGACGAACTTACGAGCACCGCAACCGTCACATCAGGCATCACAGGTGTGACAAGCCAAACATCAACAAATGCCGGCACAGGAAACAGTTATGGCACACGCGCACGTTCTTACAACCAAACAGGCAACAAAAACGAAACAGACAACGGCAACGATGCCGGCGCACTTCAAGCAGCCGAATTCTGGACAAAACGGCAAAAAGCCGCAAGATACATACCACGCCGGCTCACAACCTCAATTGAGCTGATTGATGAACGAAACGGCATTGCAGCTGCAACTGCGCTGATCAACTTGATGTCTGCGGTTGATTTGTTGTTTCAACCGTGCAAGATTACTTACACACCGACCGGCGGTTCACAGGTCACAGCGAACTGTGTGATATCGGGCCGCACCATTCAAGCAGTACCAGGCCGCACAACAATTACACTCGACTTGTTGCCGGCGCAGGATTATCAGTCGTTTGTGTTGGATTCAGATACTCTCGGCGTGTTGGACACGAACAGATTAGGATAAAACTATGACAGCTCCAGGCGACTTCTCTAGCGGAGATGTGCTGACCGCAGCCGACATGAACGCACTACCGGCAGGCATTATTGGCAAAGATGAGAACACAACAAACGTCACTTTGAGTACTTCGGCAACCGAGGTAACTGCCATCACCGTGCCAGAGGTGGCGGGTCGGTCATATTTGATTGGGTTTACTTGTCGAAATATGGCAGCAGACCAATCAAACACGGTTATTGACTTTGAACTAAACATAACAGGTGTCGGGACTTTGACAACATTTCGCAAGTTTTTAGTTAACACGACTGCGCGAGAGTCATTGACAATGGTGTTCATCAGGCAACCCGCTAGTAGCGGGACAACAGAATTTACGATCGACGTTTCGACAAGCACCGGTACCGGAACATTGTTTGGTGCAACATACAAACTTGAAATGTGGATTGAAGATTTGGGGCTGGCAGTATGATTACAAAATTTGTTGAAACCGGCGATGAAAGCGTTAAAAATCAAATGCGACAAATGCGCAACGCATTGCTTGCAAACTCTGATTGGGCAATGGCAAGCGACGCACCAACCGACAAAACAGCATGGTCAACCTACCGCCAACAGTTGCGTGACTTTCCGGCAACGTGGACACCTAACCCGACCGCCGACTTCCCTGACCCGCCGACATGATACGCAGCGCCACCATCATTGCTGTTGGCCTGCTGCTGCTGCTCATCGGCATGTGGGGCTTACAAGAATAGAAAGCAAAAAACAATGAACATCGAAAATCCTTCTAAAGCTCTGATCGCTCTCGTCGGTCTCATCTGTTTAACCGTGCTCCTAGCGGTCGGTCAGATCCCAACCGAAGCCGGAACCGGCATGATCGGCACGATCCTCGGTTATGCGGTAGGAAACGGTATCGCAGCGAAACAAGGCAAAACAGTTTTACCGATTATTGGGAAAAAAGAATGAGACCGTACACAGGCACAGACAAAATCGCCACAGGTAAGCGTGCAGGCACCGAAGCATTGGTTGCAGCCATCCAAAACGCTTCGGGCCGGCAGGTGTGGAACAACGGCACGTTCGGTGTACGCAAAAAGCGTGGCGCACAATCCTCAAATCTGTCTGGCATGTCGGTGCACTCGACGGGCCGTGCCGCAGATCTTTCTCGGCGTGCATGGTCTGGTCGCCCTGGCTGCAGCCGTGCCGATTTTGAAAAGGTAATTGATTGGCTAATTTTGGTTGCTGATGAGATCGGCCTTGAGTATTTGGCAGATTACGAGTACGGCTCTGGTGGTCGAGGTTGGCGTTGCGACCGTGACGATTGGAACGTGTACAAGCCTGGTGTGATTAAGGGCGGCGGCTCAGGCGATTGGATACACATAGAGATTGACAACAATCACGCCGACACTACCGATTGGGTTGATGCCGCAATGTCATCGTTTCCACTTGGCAGCCATGTGCCAGCTCAGGACACCGTGACAGGTTGGAAAACATGCCGGCTTGGTGATCAAGGCGACAACGTGAAAGCCGTACAAACAGCGTTAGCAGCTGCCGGCTACAAAAACAGTTCAGGCAAGAAACCGATTGTTGTTGATGGCGACTTCGGCTCGACTACTGATAAGCGTGTACGCCAATACCAAAAGGACAACGGGCTAGTTGTTGACGGCATTGTCGGCCCACAAACCGCCGGCCACATGAACATTGCTTGACAATGTGACACCCTGAGCGCATAATGAGGTCTCCAGCCAACAACAAAAGGAGACCAAAAATGCGCACCATAAGTGCTTTAGCTGTCG